CTAATAGGACTTTTCCTATATCAGTTTTCATAACTTCAATAATCTGATTTACAATAACATTGTAAAGGAATTGCCAAGGCTTACCTAAATCTGCTATTGCTACAGCCATAGAGTTTCTTGCAGAATAAACTGTACCTGTATAAGGACCTCTAATTTGGAATGGATTGTCAATATCTCTATATTGGTTTGGAACAGGCTCTACTTTAAGATATATCTTAGGATTTGTAAAAATCTTATATCCTTGCCAGTATTCTGGTATCCATATAGTCTCTTGTTTAATATCATTAGCTTTATCAAAAACATACGTTTCATCAACAATGTTTCTTTCTAATGTACCATTCTCATTTAATCTATAAATGTATTTAATCTTCTTTAAAGATTTCCAAACTACGTGAGTTACACGAAGTCTTCTAATTTTATAATTGTCATTATAATTATCTTCCCAAGGATCAATCCAACTAGGAGTGGTCTCAGGGTCTGTAGGATTCATAATAGCATTAGGAATAATTTCCCATACCTTAGAATCTGATGGAGAGTTTAATGTTGACTCATATTTGTCAAACACTTCTCTCTCTTCTTCTGTAATTATATTACCAAACTTTTGATATATCTCATAAATAGAAAGATATTCATCATACGTGCACCAATCTGCCTCATCTAAGTAATTTACATCCTTAGATTTTGCATAGTTGAAATACAATGGGTTACAAGCTTTTATAGTGGGTTTACCATTATATTCTCCTGTCCAATACACTTCTTCTCCTGTAATAATTACATCCTTCCAACCTTGATCAAATACAAACTTTAATCTGTCTGTACGAATATGATATTGTAGAATTTCATCTGTAACTTTTTCTTCAGGTAATCTAAAACCGTGTGCCATATAATTCTCAACCTCTACAGGTGTCATTTTTAAAGCAGCTTCTTCTAATTGTGCTTCAAAACTTTGTTGTATTTGTTGTAACTTTTCTTGGTATTGAGGATCAGTGTTAGGGTCAACACTATTCATAGCCTCTTCCATTCTTCTTTGATTCTCAACCTTTAGTTTATTTATAATACTCTCTTTTACAATTTTTGCTGTATTTTCAAGTAATAAATCTTTTTTAGTTCTCTGTCTAACAGATTCACTATTAGAGTTAGTTGTTACCACTCTAATATTAAAAGGTCTTTTGATTTCTTCTCCTTCTAAATCGTGTAAAACTGTTTGAAGTACAGGGAAATGTATAAAATCACTTTGGTTAAATTCTATTTCAGGCATAGCCACACCTAAATCACTTTCAACAAATTTACCTGTTTCCAGGAAACTGTTAAAGTCCATACGGCCATTGTAAAGTTCATAATTAATTTTAAACTTTTCTTTCTTTTCGTTGTAATAATTATATTGATTACAGAAATAATCCATCTTTTTTCTAGCCCAAGCATATTGATCAGCTATCTTCTTTTTGTAAGAAAGCCTATCTGTACCAGGACCAGAAAGAATTACATCTTCTGTTGCATTACCATTAATTACCATTATTATCGGTTTAATTTACAAATTTATAAATAAATTTTTATATTTCTTTTTTAATTTTAAAAACTTATTAAACTTTTGTTTTTTAGTCTATTATTATATAAATCAGAATAAAAATGTTTAGCAGTTCTTTGAGATACTTCTTCTGATTCTTTTATTACCACTTCTTTATCTTGTTCAATCCACAACATTAACAATAAAAAAGCTGACACTCGGTCAAAGTTGCCCTTGTCGTTATATTGTATTAACTCTTCTAAAAGTAAATCATCTTTTATAGTGTTAAGATTTCTTTCTATTATTTCTCTTGTGGTGCCATCAGCTAACTCTTCTACATAAGTTTTTTTCTCATCTAAAAGCCACTGTTGAGCAAGTCTTAAAGAATATTGTTTCAAAGGATTAGTCATTGGAATACCTACATCATATTTAAATGAAGGATCTCTTAATGCTTTTTCAATGATTTGTTTTGGAGTGGAAGCTAATATATGATAGTTACCTGTACGCATACAATAGTTCTTAAAGTCAATGATGTTATTCTCAAACATTACTTGAGCATTAAAGTATTTAGCAGCTAAAACACATTGATAGTGTATATCATCTGGTTTATCATATCTACCTACCCACCATGCAACTAACTCATTTCCATTAGCATCCACTGTATTATTTGATTTATAAACATAGATGGCAGCCAATGATGTTCCTCCTCCTTCATCTTTAATAGGGTCATAAACTATTTTATACAATCCAGGAGCCACAAATCCTGCTGGTGGATGTTCATAAAATTCCCATGCACTTCTTAAATCTGATTTAGAATCGTGAGGAAATCTATCAATAGGCCTTAAATCAAAATCAGGTTTAAATTTAACCCCATAGATGTAGTCTTTATCTTCTAATAACACCCCTAAAGTTCTAAGATGTTTTTTATACCCATATCTATCATTAGTGGCTTGCTGCTCTCTTAACATAACTACAGGAAACTTATTACCTGTTTTAGATAAGAACATTTCAGAGGGCTTTAAAGGTCTTGACATGATATACTCATCATAAGCAGAAGTGTTGTTATTTTTCTTTTTCTGCTCCCTAACTTCCATCTCATACTGTAAAGCTTTATCTAAATCTGTATTACCCATACTGTCTTTATAAGCCAAGTTGGTGTAAATAGCAGGTAAAAAGAACCCTATAGTTCCTCTGCCTTCATAAATATCTTTAAAGCCAAGAAAATCATAACCCTCTGGGTCTCTGAATATTATCTCTGACTCAATAACTTTTTCCATATCTCCACCAGTGCCTAAATAGAAGGAAGATCCAAATTTACCTGACCCCATATCTTGTGTAGACTCATTAGCTCCATGCACTGTAAGAATTTTATCTTCTAATCCCACCTCTTCTACTACAAGAACATTATAACGACCTCCTACAGCAGCTTGTTTATTATCTTTATATGTTTCGTGAACCACCATAGAACCTGTACCCTGCTTAACAGAGTTATTTCCTATTTTCTTTTCATACTCAAATCTAAAAGCATTTTTAGAATTTCCCACTTTTAAAGTTCCAGAAGAGTTTCTTGAAAAGGGAGGAGGATAATATTCTCTATCTGTATAACCTCCAGGAAGATGAGATAAGGAATTAGCAAACTTATCTAATAATTGTGATGACTTACTTGAACTTGCGGATCCACAAAATATTTCCACTTTGTTTTTACCTGATAAATAATCTTCAACAGTTTTAGCTCCATCTGTTACCCATTCGTGTTCCATAATGGCAGAGGCCATAAAAGATTTTCCCCCTGATCTTGACCCTAACAAAAAGAGGTTCAATGAGTTATTATCATATAAAGGATTACCTAAAGCTCTATCGTGATTACTATTTAAGTATTCTAATGGGTCAATATAAGTTTTTAAGCTACCGTCTTTCTTATAACAATGTTCAGTGAGATTATTAATATACTTTAAAGGTATATCAGGGAGTGTTTCATCCTTAATCTTATCCTCTTTTAACTTCACTGTCCAGTTACAAGTGTACTGTTCATCACCTTCAAATCCGCTAAAACCTCTACAAATAAACCAACAATTAAATAAAGTCCAGTTTATATCTAAAAGATTAGGCCTAGACAATATACGTTGTTTTTTTTCTTGAATTGTAATAGTATGATAATTAGTAAAATAATTTAACTGAGGAGTCATATATCTCCATCTAATTCCCTCAGAAGTTTCTTCTGTTTCCCAAAAACCATAAATTAATTGTTCTAATTCCTTCATCCAATATTGTTCATAAGCAGAACTATGTGGATGTAGTTTAGGATGATTTTTGATAAACTTAGTATTATCATATATTTTAGGAAATATTAAATCTGTATTTATAATCATGTTTGAGGTGGTCCAGGTTTTACATCATTGATTTTTTCTAAGTCAAAAGAATTATTAAATAATTTATTTACAAAATCTTGTACATTGATTGTGTTATCTATAGGAATAAAATTAATTTTTACTGGAGGAACTACAATATGTTCATAATCTTTAAAATTTTTTAAAGTTTCTTTTAATATTTTTTTTGTATCCTCTTCAGTTTCAACACCTTCCACTTCAATAACTTTTTCAGAAGTATCAATCAATATTATCATGTTCAGTGTTTAACTCTTCTTCTCTTCTTCTTTCCATTTCTTTTTGCCAAGCAGCTTGTTGCTCCTTATTATAAGTTTTCATAATACTTGATAACCAAAAATATTTTCCTTCTTTTAAAGAAAATCTTTCTCTTTGCTTAGGTTGGTTGTGAATGTTTGGTTTGTTCATTGGGTACATATTCTATTATTTTAAGTGTTATTTTTTATTTAATAATTTTTCTGTAAAAGATTCTTCTCTTCCTCCTCTTGCTCTTGTTTCTATATTTTCATCTTGATATTCCTTATAAATCTTTCCAAAAGCTTCCCAAATTTGTTTAGAATCTTTCATCATTTTATCTAAAGCTTCAAAAGTAGATAAATCGTAAGTTACGCTTTCTAAAAATTTATTTCTTTCCTCAATTTTATCGTGCCACACTTTTAATTCTCTCTGTATCTTACTCATAACTACTTTTGGATAGGCATCAATGAGATGTTGGTACCTTGTAAAACTAAAATCAGGATCTTGTACAAAAAAATCTGTTATTTCTTCTTCTCTTTCATCTTTTCTTAGTCGGATTTTAGGGCTTCCTAAATCACACAAGAGATAAATTGCCCACATTACCTCAGAGGTTTTCTTTTTGTCCTTTATAGATGTGTAAAATTCATCGTAGGGAGCAACAAATTTAAATTCTGGGTTCACTTCCCAAAATTGATGCCTAAATTCTTCGTAATTAGTGTTTTGTATTAAATTGTAGTCCATAATTAAAATTCATCAAAGTAATCTAATTTTTCTCCGTGTTTATAGTTATATAAATCTTTTGTATTTATTAAATCCCCTGTTTCTCTATCTCGAAACTCTTTTACTATAATCTCTTCAGTTTCATAGTAGTTGCGTTTAATTTCATCTCCAACTTTTATTTTTCTTGTTGCTACAAGTGAATGACCATTAACCTTTACATTAGGGTCAAAAGAATGATTTATCTCTTTTACAACAGGGTCTAAGATGTGATAGTTATCATCTAACTGAATTGTGTATTGGGTAGGTGTTTTATGCTCTTCGCAACATATGAATAAAACAGTTTCACCTACAAAAAAATCTTTTGTAGACACTACTATTTTTATTTTTCCTTTTTTTATTATTTCAAAATTATCCATCTAATCTGTCTTTAAAAATATTAATCAAGTCATCATAGAAAAGTTCTATATCCTCTCCTTTAAGTAGTTTGTTTTGTTGTGTTTTCGGTAGTGGTAAAGTTTTTAACTGTTCATTAAATTCAACTAGATGTCTTCTTTTTTTGAAAAAGTTTTTTGGATAAATGTTATTATTGTTAAAATCTCTCCAAGATTCCACTCTTGGGAAATGTATAACACTAGCTATACTCTTATCTACAAATTTAATAGGAACAGTAGTGTTTAATAATAAAAAGAATGCAGAGCTAGAGCATTGTTCTAAAGGATAGATAACTATATCTTCATAATCCTCTATAATTGTCATTAATGGATATATGTAGCTAATAAATCCTCCAGGGGAATTAATAAATAAGTTTACAGGTTGTGTATTTGCATTTAAGAAATTAATCAAATTTACAGAGTTCTCAGAATCAAACTCACCTTCAAATATGTAAGTGATCCGTCTATCTGAAATTTCTAAGTTAGATAAAACTTCTTGTATGTGTGCTTCTTCTTCCGTCATATTATAGTATTTGAGCTGCAATTGGTAAAGAAACTGTTACACAATTTCCAGACACATAAATATATTTAGTTCCAGGTGAATTTAATTGTCTTGTAAAACTAATTTCTACACTTTCACCAGGTTTTAAAGTGGTACCAGGCTTAACATCATTTGTAGTAGTACAACCACAAGAGGAAGTTACGCTTCTACAAATAAAATCTACTTCACCAATATTAGTTAAACTCACTTTACCTGTTTGACTAGAGTTTCTGGTTCCAGATAGAGTATATGATTCAGGATTAAATTTTAATACTGTATTTTCCATATTTACAAGTTTATATTGTTAATAATTTTTTTTAATATAACTAAATTTTTCTCTATTAAAAAAATATTGATATATTTTGGTTAAAATAAGTCCTAAAAATATTGTCAGTGTTACTTTAATTAATGGAATACTCAGCGTACCTTTAGTTTCCACTAAAAGAATTAAATATGCTATGAACAATGGATATTGTATATCCTTCCATAGTCTTGAAAAATTAAATTTATACATATTTATAATTTTATATTGTTATCTATTTTGAATTGTGCCCATGTTTGTTCATCCATCATACTAGGAAAGCAAGGATTTTCTCTTTTACATCCTTCTGTTCCATAATACAAGTCAGGAGTTTCACACCCACACTCTAAACAACTTCCATTTAATGTACAAGGTTTAGCAACATCTGCTCTCCATAGCACTTGTTCTTTTTCCCATTCAGGCAAAAAACCTGCCTCCCTGACTTGAGCAGAGAGGAAGTTCTTTACATTTTTAAAAGTTATCTTTGCAGGATTTTTAGCATTAGGATTTGCAAACATAATAATTTTTTTTATAGGCTTAAAATATCCCAGTTTTCTTTAAAATCTCCAGTTTCCATTTTGTCATCCTCTTCTTCTTCACTTTCTTCTTCCATTTCTAGAGGATTTTTTTCAAAATACTTCTTAACACAAGAATACTCTCCTTCTCCATTAAAGGGAAATTTATCCACTGTTAAAAGCCATCCATTACTGATTTTTTCTAAAGTTTTTGAAACTTCTTCTGTCTCAGTTCTTTTTTTCCAGACATAAGTTTCTTTTTCTGGATCCATTTCTTTTGTTAAAGCAATCATTTTCTTTTTGTTCATCATTGGTGTTTTCATTTTAAATAGTATGTTTAATTGTGATTAAATCTTCAGGAATAAGGAATGTTAACTCCAATGGAGTTTCAGGCTCCTCAATTTTGTGACAATAGAATGAAAATGGTAACATACCTTGTAAATAAGAACCAAAAACAGGTCTTGCTTCTTTATTAGGATCATTACCTTCAGGATGTTTGTAGCTTACAATTGGTCTGTCTACAAAATTGTCTCCAACAGATA